TCAAGAAACAATAAATGATTGTAAGGCTATCGGAAGACGATCGGTAGCAGCAGAAAGGTCAAAAGAATAGATGGGTTGACCCCTTCAATTCTTCCTGACGTTTTCTACAGGCGCAGTCTGGTCAAATGTTCCATCCCTATCACTAATATGTGATAAGATATCAAACACCAATAAATGGATCGGACGCATCAACCATTGTGTTCAAGCGTCAACAAGAGCAAAAACTCGAACCTTCCCCGCCGCCTCGAACTTTAAAGATAACTTTCCTAAGAAAGAATCCTTTGCTCGAGAACGGAGAGGTAATGACCTACCTCTTGCAACAATATTATCAAATAATGTTAAAGAGGCAAGTCAATTATTAAGAGAGATATCTCAATGATCCGGGAGTTTGAAATAATCCAATGCTAACATTAGACTACGCTCTTTGCTACGCTTTATCTTATCCCTAACCTCTTTAATTCGCTTAATAGGCATCACATTACCATCTGCTATTATAAGTATACGATTTCATAACTTCAATCCCATCAAATCGGCTAAACGTCGATATTGATCACGGATAGGAGAATGTAATCATAAGTTAGCCCCTTGTCAAAGTGACAGGAGACTAGTACTTGCAATAGGCAAATGAGCCTTACCCGTCAGCTTTGTTAAGACTGATGAAGTAGGACTCGAGGTAGTAATGGGATACAAATTAAATGAAGGTCAAGAGACCACCCTAGCAGCGTCAAATAAGAACTGGATTCCAACCTTATGGAAGAAACTAACAAAGTTAGTAAAAACCACAGGAGGAAGATCTCGAGGAGATACAATTGTAGAAATCTGTAAAGAGCCGCGAAAGCTCAATACACGATAAAGGCCTAATAAGGTCATTCATAATTGTAGAACTCTAAGATCACCAGCTCTTATCTTTTCCCTGTGTTGGGACGGGATAAAACGCGGTATACCTCGGCGGGACCTTTTTACACGTACACGCAGAGGAGATAAATCTTCAACTATGTATCCTCCAACAGATTGCTGGAGGAGAACTTGGGAACATTTGAGGTAATTTACTACCCCTTTATTCCCTGAGTTTTTCCATAGTTTGAAGACCATCCGGGTAAAATAAACAACTGTTCTCACAGTTTGCGCTGTTAATGAGGAGGAGATAGATTTAATCAATCGTAAGATATAATTAATCAATCCCCGACCTGCATTTCTGCAGACCAAATCATTCAATAGCTCAATCTTACCTTGAATAGCTTTAGCGAGAACGTATTTTCGCTTAGCTTCAAGTTGTTGAGAGCTTATGCTAGATACAAATCTTATACCAAATTGCGGAAAAGCAATGAGGTAAGGAAAAGCAAAAGGTGCTTGTCTTTTAAATAATTTTTTCATAAAAGTTGTTTAAAATTTTACTGGATTAGAGCAGAGGCCATAGTATAAGTCTCACTTCTTCAGCGTAGAAGACAGTGATCCTGACTCAGGCTATAGCTTACTCTAAATTATATACCAGTGGCAAGAACTGTCGCGTGTACTAGCATGTTGTTTGATAGCAAACAACACTCAACTCGATAGAGGAGAAATTCTCTGTTCTATTATGTCTAAGACAAAATAGAGGAGCAGACTCTCACTAAGAGTTTAAACCACATATAGAAATATGTTGTTTATTTTGAGGAACAGCTATGATCGTAAGATCTATAAACCCGATCTCCGTCACAACGTCCTCCTACCTTGCTACTCCCTTTTTCAGCACTACACGCGAGATGCCTCGTGCATCAAAAGATTTGATATAGTATTTTAATACTATCCAAATCCAATCTATGGCTTTTATCTATACACCATACAAAGTACTGCATTACTGCTTTACGTACAAATTGTATTGGACTAGTATATAGTCTAGATCACTCTAAACTACTATAAAAGAGTAACTTAGTAGTTAGCTTGGCGCTGGGTAA